GGCGTTACACTTTATGCGGATACTAAAACAGGAGGTTTTATGAACAGAACGATTCTTGTCCCTATCGATATTTCCGACTCAGAATTAACTCAACGCGTGATTAGTCACGTTGAAGCCGAGGCAAAAATTGATGATGCAGAGGTTCATTTCCTGACAGTAATACCTTCGCTGCCCTACTATGCCTCTCTGGGTTTAGCGTATTCCGCAGAGTTACCGGCAATGGATGACCTGAAAGCGGAAGCCAAATCGCAACTGGAAGAAGTCATTAAAAAATTCAAACTGCCGACTGACAGAGTGCATATCCATGTTGAAGAAGGTTCGCCAAAAGACCGCATTCTGGAAATGGCGAAAAAGATCCCTGCTCATATGATCATCATTGCCTCCCATCGACCGGATATTACCACCTACCTGCTCGGCTCTAACGCCGCTGCCGTAGTACGTCATGCAGAGTGTTCAGTGCTGGTCGTGCGCTAATAACTAACGCCCGCACGTCGCTGCGGGCTTTTTGATTCATTTCGCAAATGTGCTGACATTTTCCCCTCTAATCCGTACCATACACGCCACTGTTTTTATATCAGACTTCTGCTGTCGGATATCCCGGCATGATGCATACTCTTCTGATGCCATATAATGAATTGAGCTACTATTAAATGTTGCAAAATCAAGAAATTAGTAAGAAAGAACAATACAACCTGAACAAGTAAGGGCAAAAATCACAACTCTCTGACTCATAAGTATTTTACTTATTTTTCAATGTGTTAAATATCATCAGCGACAACAATAAGCTACGATAATCCACTCTTTTTTTGCCCCTTTTGCAGCGTTTTGCCCCATTTTTGCCACCGAAAAAATTCTAAGAATTCTCATTCTGTGGCCTGTGAGTTGGCCCATGATTTCTTTCCCAGAGAATCAGTTCCGGCTGTAAATCCACTAACGGAATTTCACCAGCCAACCACAATACATTCTCGCATACAGCGTAGCGTGGTTCTCTTTACGATTTAAAGCTGTGCTGGTGAATTATGAGCAATTCGAATCCATGCATAACGTGTGGTGCCTGTTGTGCATTTTTCCTCGTCTCTTTTACCGGGCTGAAATCGATGATGCTGGCTGTACCATCCCCGTTAGGTTCACAGAGCACATATCCCCTTATCTCCGAAGCATAAGCGGTACGAATCAGGGAAACCCAAGATGTATTGCCCTGGCCAACCGCTCTAGGAAAAAACGCTTACTTCACAATATATAAAAATCGCTCATCTTCATGCAGTGAATTTGCGATGCCTGGTCTGAATGGAGAAGTAAAGGAGGAGTGAGATCGAGCCAGAGCCAAGCTGGACTTCCCCCAATTTAAACCCTTTTTCAGCCTGAAACAAAGTTACATGACTTCGCATCAAAATAGTACGCTCTAACAAAAAATGTCAGATGTCTGCAGGCTTGTTAGTTCGGCTAAAAAATCTAAATCGAGTTCAACATGACATGACCAACAACGCAATAAAAGATATCGGATTCACCGCAAATAGGTACAATCGAAGTCTGCTCTTCCCCTACATATGCCATACACAGAGCATAATTTCACACTAATTATCAGTATGAATACTGACCGCCTCAAATGGCTCTGTGACATACATCACAAATAATAACACATTAAAAATTTCACTCAAAATTCACTATATACACCTTAAATTAGCAGGCATATTAATAACCAGCAAACCATTCAAAAGTCATCTTTACAGAAAAAGATAATTTCAGCATCTATAACAAATGGTATACTGATTTAGAATAAGTTACCCTGAGACATATTTATTGATACACATGAATAAATATGCATTTTTTTAGGTGGCAGCATGACTACTCGTACAGTACCTGTAAGTTTAAAAATATTTTCCATTATATTCATCTTTGTTTCATTTTTTCTCATGCAGTTACATGAGAAAAATTGGCTATACCTTACACAAACAACCCAAACCAACTATATTATCTTTATTGTAGGCCTGTTTTTTATAAACCTTATGATTTGTATATTTATGTTTTTATACTATACATCTCATCAAAAACAAATTTGCCTGCTGATTCTAGCCATTGCATTCCTGAACAATCTCTATTATTTTGTAGAGACAATAATTATTGTGCAAACACCAATATCTTCTGAATCCTTAATAATCCAGAAGGCAAATGACGTCGCAATATTTTACTTTTTCCGTCAAATAAGCTTTGTGTTAATTTCCTGTGTTGCTATTTTTTCAAGCCATTCAAAAGAAATTTACACTTGTGCAAATAGAAAAAATACATTCACAATACTATTTGCCATACTAATTCTTATTTTCATATCATTTACAGCCAAAATATTAAGTAGCGCGAATGAAAGCTACTCTATTAATATAGTATACTATTCCTCCGTCAGCCATCAATTGACATGGAATACATTCTACATTAAGACGATAATTTATTTCTGGCTATTACTTCTTGTTTCTTCATGTTTTTTTATTAAAAATTATTCAAAAATATGGTTTTGCATTAGCTTTATCAGCATTGCTCTAGCATGTGATAACTTAATATTATTGCATTTTATGGATTCACGTTATCCTATATGGTATTGGGCCAAAGGGTTTGAACTAGCATCCAGCCTATATATCATATGCACTCTAATGTATTTTATATTTTTGAAATTAAAATATTCAGATTATCTGGCATCACACGATTTTTTAACTAACACTTATAATAGAGGTGGTTTTTTAAATGCCTTCAAGACAATATTAAAAAATAACAATAATAATTCCATTTGTGTATTAATGCTCGACATTGATCACTTCAAGAAGATAAATGACCAGCATGGACATCACACTGGAGATATAGTAATAAGCACAGTAACAAAGATTATTGCAAAGACAATCAGGAACAAAGATTTATTCGGCCGACTTGGAGGGGAAGAATTCGCCATTGTATTCAATGATCTTTCATTTTCTCAGATCTCAGCAATCAGCGAAAGAATAAGAAGGAATGTTGAAGTGAAAACACAAAATCTTACTGTTAAATATGGGGTTGAAAGAGTCACTATCAGCATAGGTGGGTTCATCACTCTTTCAAATAAACTCATGCCTTCAGAAATCTTGGCTCAAGCAGATGAATCGCTATATGAAGCCAAAAGAACTGGCAGAAACAAGGTAATCATACATAGCGAGCTATCATAGCTATTTAGTGGCAACAGACGATATTATACTTACTGATCATTAAACCGCAGCATATTACCAGTATAATTTGCTGCGGAATATAATTAACTAGTTTTCAATTAGCTGCAGGAATGAGAGGCCACTCAGTATCCGGTGCAGTTGATGTATCAACACGGTTCAGCAACACCCGATACTTCTTCCAGGCTTCCAGCAACGAGGTTTCGCCCTCCGTTGCATATACAGCTCACCTTTTTCACCCGCGATTAATCAACAGCCAGACCAGCAGACACGCCACCACCGGCACAGCAAAATCCATCAGGCTTGCCACATCCCATGCACGTGGATCAAAACCGCCCCACCAAGGCATATTCATTCGCTTGCCATGCCCGAACATTTCAATCCAGCGATATTCTGCCTGGGTGTGTTCACGCGCAATGAAGAACGTACAACCGGCTATCGCTCCGTAAGCCCAGTTCCCGGTAAAAAGACCAACCAGTACCTGCGCAGCCACAGCACAAAGCGCGTGAAGGAAAGGTGTTATATCCATTACTCCTCCTTTATCCAATATCGCTTCGGGAAGTTAATAACAACTTTAATTCTGACTCAAGTTCATCAACTCTTTCAGTCAGCTTCTGGATATGGTGAATCAGTGGAACAACCAGACGTTCGTACATTACACCTTCGGCAACAAGGCCATTGCTGGAAATGGTTTCCGGTGCATCATCTTCGTTAGCTGGTCGCCAGTGAACAAACTGAGGGGCAATTTCTCCTACTTCCTCGGCAATCAATCCATAGAATCCCCAATCGCGCCTGTCATTTTCGCATTGCGACCTGTACCATACAGGGCGCATCTTGAAAATGAGATCGGCGTGCTCCGAATCTATCGTCTCTACTGAATGTTTATAGCGGATAGACGATGTTGACCGCAGCACAGACGAAATTGCGGGGTCAGGATTAAGATAAAGGTTTGCCGCCGCAGTAGTCGTGCCCAACCCCCATAAATAAAACGCTTCACGGCCAGTCAGCGGGTAAAAATCTCCACCATAACGACCACTTTCCAGATCGTTCACTTCCAGTTTGTTTTTCAGCTTATTATCAACTTCAGTTTTTGTGTATCTGGAGCTGATATCCTGCTTTGCACTGGTCATATCAGCCTGAAGCGTTGATACTTTTACGTTAATTGAGGAAATATCTTCCTTGGCTTTACTGACATCTCCCTTTAACGTGGTGATGTCTCCTGGAATTACTGTTTTTGTAACCATTGTCTTACTCCATTAAGCCCATGTCCTTACATGCTGATCTGTCGTAATGAAAGGCATTAAAGAAGATATGTTTTTACTGCCATCAACAATCCTCATGTTTACGAAAAAACCACCGCGATCAATGCCTGTACATCTTTCGTTTTCTGGTTCCTCGTAATCAATAATGCAGCCAATAACATCAACAAGAACCCCATTTTCTTCTTCAAGACTGAACAGGCCACTGTCATATACAATTGCGTTAAACTGTTCTCTGTTATCGAATCGTAATGTTATATCCCGCATTATACGTATTCCTTAAGCTGCGTATCTGACAATGCTCTGTTCCAGAAACGGAGGTTTTTTATATGACCATTAAGGTGTCGTAATCCTGTCGTCGTTTGCCCCCCGATACGAATCACGGCTGCTTCACGAATATATTTCCATACTGTTTTGGTTTCAGTGCTTATATTCTTATTTGCAAATGAACATGTCATGCCGTCAGCCTTAACCCTGAATCCCATAACGAGATCTCTTACTCCGCATGACTCATATACACGCCGGTTAGCCCCGCCTATATCGCAATACGAATAACCATCCTGACTGATAGTTCCAGAAGAACCAAACCCCATAATAAATGGGCCTCCGGACTGGTGATTTTCTGAATCAATGACACGCGGTGCAGCATTATGAGAAATAAACCAGTTTTTATGGACTTCCACCATGAACGTAAAAGGCATGGTATACATATTTTTCATCAGCGGAAATTTACATAAATCTGATGCACGAGTCGCTGGCTCTGTTGTCGTTATGATAAAGGAAGTTGCACAAGCACCATACTCGAATTGCGGGGTGGTTACTTCTATCCAGTCACCTGTTGCAAAAGACCCCACAGCTCTGTCGGCTGCAATTTGCAGCTGCGTACCAACCATTCCCCATTCTGGCAGACATTTCAGTGTTGCCTGAAAATATATCCATCCACTACCAGGGTCGATTTCAAAGTTTGCTGTTAATAGCTGGGCATTACCACCCGTAATTTGTAGTTCATGAGTCTGTAATGACAAATAGGCGTCACAAAGGAAAGTGTATCCTTCCGAGTTATACCGTTCAAAACGGATACGTGCGCGAACATTGAGATCACTTCTTACCCTGAACGACGCGGTAACATACGGACCTTTACTGTACTGATCATCGCCAGTCACATCTATGCCTTTATTACCAGCAACTGTGCATATATTTCTCCCTGTTGTCGTTCCTGCTATATCGCTTCCTACTGTGAAACGTCCATATTTAAACTCAAATTCATCTGTTGATGATGTTACAGATATACCACCGCTTTTATTCCAGGCATCAGGATTAAAACTATTTACGAACATGTTTGTTCGCTGATTCTCTATCAGCAAACCATATTTTTCAAAACGAGGAACGTTATTACCTGCTACGGTAATATGCCCGGACTTATCAATATACGTTGCTGATGAAGCCCGGCTAAATTGGCATATGCCATTAACAGGCATTGTTATTTCATCACTGCCGATGGTTATTGTTTTATAGCCCGGCGCATACCCTGTTATCGCTTCCAGAGAATCATTCAAGGGTAGCCAGATATCAGGAAGCGGAGGGACAGAAGCAGGATCAGCGGCATCTTCTGCAATCCGGGCTGCATTCTCTGCTCTTGTTGCGGCTGACGTTGCTTCTGTCTCGCTGGCTGCTGCTTTTGTTTCACTCGTCTTTGCGTTAGTTTCACTGGTTTTTGCAGCTTTTTGGCTATTAGCTGCCGCTGTTGCAGAACCAGCTGCGGCACTCTCGCTTTGGGCTGCTGCATCCTGACTGTTTTTCGCCGCAGTTTCGCTGGCTTTGGCATTCGTTTCGCTGGTCTTCGCTGCCGTCTGGCTGGACTTTGCGTTAGTTTCGCTCGTCTTCGCTGCTTTCTGGCTGTTAGCCGCAGCAGTTGCTGATCCAGCTGCTGAAGTCGCAGAACCGGCTGCCGCGCTCTCGCTTTCGGCTGCTGCATTCTGGCTATTTTTCGCCGCAGTTTCACTGGCTTTAGCATTCGTTTCGCTGGTTTTCGCTGCCGTCTGGCTGGACTTTGCGTTGGTTTCGCTCGTCTTTGCTGCTGTCTCGCTATTTTTCGCGTTGGTTTCTGATTTTTTAGCTGCTGTCGCGGAATTTGCCGATGCAGTCTGCGAGGCCGCTGCCGCCTGTGCGCTGTTAGCTGCATTCGTTTCTGAGGTTTTCGCCGCGTTCTTCGATGATGCCGCTGCAGTTTCGGATTTCTTTGCCGCCGCTGCGCTCTGAGAGGCGGCTTCAGCGTTGCGTGCCGCTTCTTCCACCATTTCCTCAAAACGACGCAATGCCTCCGGCATGACATCATCTTCCGTCATGGCGCCGAGAAAATCATTCAGCGTACCTGGTCTGGAGCCTTCATAGACGGTAATGGTCCCGGCATGTGAAGGCGGAAAACCTTCAACCAGCAGGATGACGCTGTACTGGCCATACTCAACATCCATGCTGTAACGCCCGGCTTCATCCGGATTTTCAGAGGCCACCGTGTTCACCAGTACCGTGGTGCTGTTACGCTTTGCCTTCAGTTGAATAGTGCAGTTCTGTATTGGTTTTCCCGCACCATCTTTCAGCACACCTGAGATTTTTACTGCTGCCATATCCACTCCACAAAAAAGCCCGCCTGAACCGGCGGGCTGTCATAACACTGTGTTACCTGGCTAATCAGAATTTATAACCGACACCAACGATGAAACCGTCAGTGCGCCAGTCGCCACTGCCGGAACCTTCATAAGCAAGGTCAATGGCCACGGATTCGGTCGGGTTAAACTGCACGCCAGCCCCCCACGCCAGAGACGTGTTGCTGTGGCGACCGCCATCACTTCCGGTCAGCACATCGTGCGTTTTCCCCTTGTTGTCAGTTACGCGGAGATAATCCCCGGAGAACGTCGAAACACGACTGTAAGCCACACCCGCCATCGCATAAGCACTGAACCATTCATTCACGCGTACAGACGGCCCCGCCATCACGCTGAACCAGCGGTTATGCGCTGAATCTTCATGCCAGCGGGTATCGCTGTAACGGGTAATCTGGCGATTCTTGTTTCCTGCATAGCTGAATGACGTCACCAGCCCCAGCGTGTCCGTAAATTCATAACGGTATTTCACGTTAATGCCCTTCAGGTCATCGTTTCCGGGCATATCAGTATGGGACTGAAGATACCCGCCGCTTAGTGTGGACTGATGCTCTGCTGCACTCGCTGGCGTACCAGCGGCGACCAGCCAGACTACTGCAGACAGAATAACAGCACATAATTTACGCATAATTACCTCTCGCTTTTCTGCAATAAAAAAGGCGCCATTTCTGGCGCCCGTATCTGGGTTATAAAATTCAACTGATACTGATACCAGCTGTAGATTTCTTCATCACAACAACAAGAAGGTCGCTGATACTGGTCGTTGGCGTCCAGTTATTAGCACCATATGAAGAAACATTGAAAGTCAGGGTGACATGGCCGTGTCCGGCAGGCATATCAATGACTGATGAAAATACCCTGCTGACATCCGTCGCGGGTTGCTGAAAGATTTCCTGTCCGTTCTTCAACACCTGCAGCTTACAGGTTGAATACCAGTATGACTGTTGGTTGTTGCTGTTGAAGTTTTCATGCTTACCACCGCGAAACAGAACGGGTGGGATTACTATCTGACGGTCAAAAGCCTGGTCATCGTACACAGTGACCGTTATTGTACCGCTGGCATAACTGCCATTTCTCGGAAAGGCTTTTCCCACCGTTTTGACAATATCACCTTCAATCTGGTTGGCAGACAGTTTTCCCAGAATCCGACAGTTCTGGTTAATCGTGACATTGTTGAGCGTCCCGGAGTTCGCATTCACGTTACCGCTGATATCGGCATTTTTCGCCGTCAGCCGCCCGTCCGGTGTCAGGGAAAATACCGGAGGATTACCGCCGCTGGTAATGGTTGGCGCCGTCAGATACTTCAGGAACACTTCGTTCATGAATATCTGGTTGCCCTGCGCCACAAACATCGGCGTTTCATTCCCGTTTGCCGGGTCAATAAACGCGATACGGTTAGCGGCAACTAGGAACTGGCTCAGTTTACCTTCCTCCGTATCCTCCATGCTGAGGCCAAGCCCCGCGACATAATGCCTGCCGTCTTCGGTCTGCTCAATTTTGACGCCCCACATGGCATTCCATTTATCGTTGGCATCTTTCCACTCTTTCGAAAACTCCTCCAGTTTGCTGGCGTTATCCTCCGTCAGCTCGACTTTTTCCAGCAGCTCCTTGCCGAGATGGGATTCAGTTATCTGGCCTTTGAAAAAATCCAGATAGCCGGAAGCATCATCGCTCGCCTGACCGACAGCCTCCACGAATGCCGATTTGCCAACAGTATTCACACTGCGGATATAAAAATAATAATCATGGCCCGGCTTAATATTGATACTGGCAGCTATCCAGTACAGCGCCGTGCCAAGATAGCGGGCTGTGGTTTCAACCTGCCTGATATCCGCAATCCGCTTTTCCGAGAACCAGAATTCAAACTGTACCGTCGGGTCATAAACGGCAAGATGCGGCGTTGCGGTTATCTGAAAATAGCCCGGCGTCAGATCAATCCTCGACGGTGCTGCCGGTGCGGCAATCCGGAACGATACCGATGCCGGATCGCCCTGCTGCCCCCACGCATTTACCGCCCGGACTGTCAGCCTGTAGTTCCCCAACGCCAGTTGTGTGAAGCGGTATGTGGTTTCCGTCGTCCTGGCAGTGCTGACCAGCCGCTCACTGCCGTCATCCGCTGTCACGGTCAGACGGAGCAGGAAGCTCACGCCCTTCACCACCTTCGGCGTGTCCCATCGCGCCAGCACCTGATATTCCCCGCTGTCTGCGGTGACTTCGGCAGTCAGGTGCTGCACCGCTGGCGGCGTGACACCATTCATCGTGCCGCTCTGGTCGCCGTCAAAGTGCGCCCCGTTATCCACGATGGCCTCTTTTTCCGGTACATGCTGCACGGCGGTGATGGCATACGTGTCGTCGTCGTTCTCACGGATACTCACACAGCGGAACAGGCGCTGGCGCAGCGTCGGCAGCTTCAGCCCCCACACGCTGTATTCAGCAACGCCGTCAGGAACACGGCTCACTTTCACCTTCACGCCGTCGGTGACGGACTGGACCTCCACGCTGACCGGATTCCCCTGCCCGTCAACCAGGCTTATCAGCGTGGTGCCGGAGGATGGCAGCGTGATTTCACGGTCGAGCGTCAGTGTCCGGGTCTGGCTGTTCACCGCCAGCACGCGCCCGCCGATGCTGATCCCCGCATAGTCATCATCACAGATTTCAATGACATCACCCGGTACATGGCGAAGCCCTTCCGCCCCCACGCTGAAGTCCACGGTCTGCGTTTCCAGCAGTTCCGTTTTAATCAGCCACAGCCCGGCGCGGTGCGCCTGTCCCCGGCTGGTACAGCCAAAGGCATCCATCTTCGTGACGTTACGACCGTAACGGGCAATGGCCTGCGTGTCCTCCACAAGCTCTGTCGCCGTCTCCCAGCCGTTATCCGGGTCAATCCAGTTCACCTCAACGGCATTATGGCGG